ACCCAGGATTACCCTACCCGCACAAACCTTAATCGGGATTACTCTGACCGGGATTACCCTGATGCGGCGGATGCATGGGGTTATGCAAGGCGCGCATAACTAGGGTGATAGGGAAAGCCTATGGGCTTTGCTCTGGTGATAGCGAAGACGCGGGGGAATCGGATGCACCATTTTCCGGGTACTTGCTTTTCCTTTTCCTCTTGATTGTTTCACGTGAAACATTCGAAGCGAAGCGCACACTAAGCGGGTGGATTGACCGCCACAGCTCTAGGCATTCATTGAAGCCTACAGTGATATCACCATGGCCGGCATGTAGCAGTATTTCCCTTTGTTCAGGCGTGATTGGCCTGTGGAAAATCCGGGTGTCCTGGCTGCATGGTCTCCCCATTAGTCATCGCTCACATTGTTGATTGTTCAGGCCATGGATTCTAAGGGTTTGTCCTGATGTTCTATTAGGGTTTGTCCTAATGGCTAACGTTCAGTCACCTATACAATAACACCCATGCCCTAGCACATCGCACGGGGGTCTATTTGGAGAATGAAGATGTTCGATCACAATGATTTTGCAGCCAACCCGGGCAAGTACATGCTCTTTAAGACGGCCAAGGTCAATAGCCGGGTGTTTACCGAAAACGGAACTGATGACCTTGAAGCGGGACAGTATGTGGCTATCAAGCACATGCGGAACGCTTGGAATGGCCTGCGCCACCGTGAAGAACCAGTCTACAGCATCACGGCAAACGGCAAGGTTTGGGGCGTGATGTTCGCTAGTTCCCTGTCTAACTTTGTGCTGTAAGGGGCCAAATATGACAAGTCAACAAGCCCTCGAAAACAGCATCTTTTGGCAAAACTGGGTTCTCAAGCAAAGCACAGACCCCAAGCAAAAACAGCGCTGTATTGCAGCAATCGAGAAATTGCAAGCCCAGCTCAAAGCGCTGCAACAGTCATCCTAACAACCTACCCTGTAGCCCATGCTGTGGGCTATGGGGTGCGCTGTTGCACTAATGCCCTTCGGGGTCTATTTGGAGCATTTCGATATGTCAAACACTGTTAACTGGTCTGCTCTGCTCTCGGATGCAGTAAACAAGCCTGGAATCATCTCACAAGCCTACAGCGCGTTTCACGCCTACAGCGTAGGCAATCAGATGCTAGCCTACTCTCAGTGCCTGGGCCGTGAAATCCCAATTGGCCCGATTGCTACTTTCAAGCGTTGGCAAGCCCTAGGACGCAACGTAAAAAAGGGTAGCAAAGCAATTCAACTTTGTATGCCAGTCACCATTAACAAAAAAGATGAGCAGGGCGAGAAAACGGGAGAGTGCTTTCAAGCCTTCGTTCTCAAGAACAATTGGTTCGTTCTAGATCAAACCGAGGGCGCAGACTACGCACACGATGCCCCTAGCCCTAAATGGGATGCTGCACTTGCTTTGCCTGCTCTAGATGTCACACAAGTTGCTTTCGAGCATCCGGACGGGAATTGCCAGGGCTTTGCCAAGGGTAGGTGTATAGCTGTTAGCCCTGTCGCAGCCTTGCCCCATAAAACCCGATTTCATGAGTTGGCGCATGTCGTCTTAGGTCATACGTCAGAAGGCGCAATGTCTGACTCTGAACGCACACCCAGGGACATTCGGGAAGTAGAAGCAGAGTCTGTCGCTTACATTTGCTGCTCTATCCTGGGCCTGCCTGGGCTTGATGAGTGCCGGGGCTACATTCAGGCTTGGCTAAAGGGCGAGAGCATATCCGATAAGACGGCCCAACGCATTTTTGGTGCAGCGGAAAAGATTCTCAAAGCAGGGCGTAAGCCTGTTGCGGTGGCTGAAAATGCTTAAAAGCACATTCCCTGCTTACACATCGGCAGGGATTGCAGCCCGTTGGGGCTGCTTTTCCTGCTGTACCCAACTAGACCCCGACACGGCAGATGATGCCGGTTATCCACCAGGGCGCGGGCAATACCGTATGCAATGCATCAAGTGCCGCTCTTGGACGTTTTTCGACCTATTGCAGCCTGAACCCTGGCCCTTTCCTGCTTCCATCTGAAATCCATCTGGAGAACCTATGTCCGAAAACACCCTCGACATTCTCGCCGCTATCCTGTTCGGCATTGCCCTTGCAGCCCTAGGCCTTGCCTACTTTGATATTTTGTTTTATTGATTTTAAGGATTCGACATGAAAACACATGAACTAACCGGATCGGCCCTTGATTGGGCAGTGGCGAAGGCAGAGGGCAACGTGCAATTGCAATACGACAGTCGCGAAGGATTAATTATCAGGAACATTCTGGGATGGATACCGTATCGCCCGTCAGTCGCTTGGCAACAAGGTGGCCCAATCATTGAGCGCGAAGGGATTGCCCTGTATCTGTACGGCGACGCCGAATGGAACGCCCATGCTGGCGGAAAAGAAAGCATTGGCCCTACGCCACTAATCGCAGCCATGCGCTGTTATGTCGCGTCTAAGCTTGGGGACGAAGTGAATGTCCCGGAGGGTTTAGCGTGAGAACAATAAACCACACCTATGACGCAGGGTCAGGAATCGAGCTTGACTGTGAGCTCTCCTATGATCCCGGAGAACCCGCAAACCCTGACCCTGAGTCAGCGACATGCGGGCCAGCATGGCCACCAGTGGCTTACCTGACATCAGCAAAGATACACGGCCTGGACATTATGCCTGTCCTAGACCCTCAAATAATCGAACAAATCGAGGCGGCTGTATGCTCTATGCTGGATTAGCCCTATTGCTGCGGATCATCCTAGGCAAGCGGTAAACAATGGCCCTTCGGGGCCTTTTTTCATGGCAGCTCTTCTCTCACCAGTACGTCAACCCCTGGCACTGAAGCATAGACTTTGGTGACATGTAGGCTAACGATCTGCCCATCATCCCGGTAAACAGTCCCGTTTAGCCCATCAAGCACCGATTTGGACAGATTGTCGATGTCCGGTTTCTTGATAGGCCTCTCCAAGCCCTTTAAACAGGCCTGCAAGCGCTTTTTAGGGTAGCTCCTAGGGATGGGTAGCCTGATGTACAGATAGACCGCTGTAGGCGTTTCTAGTGGCTCGGTTGGCCCCATTGCCTGTTGTGCAGTTTCCCGGACGATCGTTTCGTAGTCGCTGGTTTTCTTTGGGGTGTACGTCCGGACAAAGCCCGCTCTGGCGCTGTACCTGGGTCTGCCCTTGGGGACTGGGTTTGCGTCTACCGTGAACTGAACCATAAAAGTCACTTATTTCGCTCCTCGTTCATCAGTTTCCGCAGCTCGGTTGCAGCCTCGAGGCCGCGTTTTCTCTCAATGGCCGAAATAATACCTGCCCACCATATCCGGGCCTGCTCCGCCCCATCTTCCCTGGCCTTGCGTTTGTATCTCTGAACCCATTCCCTTGCCTCGGTTCTCCTCATGTGCGTCAAGATCTCCGGTGAGGAATAAGGCGAAGTCCACGATCCCAGGCGGGTAGTGGACACCCTCTCGTACCCTGTCGAGGATTTTTTGCGCTTGTTCATAGGTCATGGCTTGACATTCATCTCGATGAGTTTGTCCAGGTAGTGCCGCGCTTTGCGTAGATCCTCCACGCCGCCCTTAACCCTCCAACGACTGACGTACTTGATGACGTTGCCCTCGAAGTAGTCCAGTTTGTTGGCAGCGATGAAGTCCCACGGCTGGATCTCGGTTTTGTAGTGCTGGCCTGCCACTTGGGTTTCGTTTGCGCTCATCTTGCGCCCCTCAGAGCCGCCAAACGCTCGCGGATGTGGTCAGGCATGGCCACAGTGCCCGCAATGCGCTCCTGGTACTGCTCGGCCATCGTCACGGGTTTCTTGATCTCCGGGATCTCGGCTCCATCCCATCGCTGCTGGTTCAAGTAGACCAGCGGAGCCGGGATAAAAGCGCCATTGTCTTTGCGCCACTGGTCTGTGGTTTTCATCCACTCCACATGCTTCAAGATCTGATCGGCGCATGTCTCGTAGTAGTGCTTTTCCCACTTCGCTAGACAAGCCGCCTTTGCGCCTTTTCTGAATGACTTGGGCCATGCTGCCCAAAAACGATCAAAGCCGCTATCAAACATTGCTTTGCCTCCATGTAACTCTGTTGATCACATAAGCCCAGGCAGCACCACCTGCCACCTTAGCCAGAAACTGCATCGCAACAATGTGCGGCATCAAGACGCCGAATGCGATTGTCGGAAACACCAAAGAGTCCACAGCCGCTCCCGCCACATTGCTGACGTTCGCTCTCTTGAGCCAAGTACCCGGAATCTTTGCAAATACAGTCCAGTCTACGATTGCAGCGGCAGTAAACGCAGCAGCAGATGCCACCGCAATCATCCCGGCGGCAGGGTTGAGCAGGAAGGTCAACAGACCAGTTGCACCAATCAATGATCCCATCTGCCACATCTTGAGCCTGACATGCAGCCAATCGCGTAGCGCCAAGTCCAGGCCGATCAGGAAAAAAGCGTTTATGGGCGTTATGGCTGGCCCGAAATGGGCAACAGACAAGTTCGCCAACGTCATGGCTAGTGCATAAACTGCAATCGCAAATTTCATCTCTCAGTCCTTATGGTTACGCCGTGATGGAATGCTTTGATGGTTTGCCTACCACCAAATAAATTCTTGAGATCGTCAGCAATCGACTCATGAAATCCTGAAACTCCATCCACTGCTTCGATCAATTTTTCTACTTCTATGACCTTGTGTGTCTCAATTTTCCATTCGTACTTCACGCGGATTTTGTTGATCGGACAAAGAGAAAAAAATTCCAATTCATAGATGTTCAAAAAGAGCCTCCTGTTCTGGCATAGTTTTCCATTTGATTGGTGGGTTCGCTGCATTGATGCGCTTTGCCATGCAACCGGCGCATTCCGTTTGATAGCCGTGGTTAAGTGCTACGTTGGTGCTGTCTGCGCTCGATAGTGGCCAGCGTTCGTGTCCCATGCCTAGCATCCTCAGGCCATGAGTCCAGGGCAATCGAGACGATCTCTTCGACAAGGCATTAAAAGTCTCGTCCATCTTTGCAGACCACTTAGGTGATCCTACTTGCCAGTACTCTCCAGAAGATCCCAGACAAACCCTACCCCACTCGTCGCACAGCTCAAACAGGTAGTCAATGGGCAGACCCAAATGCCAGACAGGAATGCCGAGCGATTTCCCATATGGCCAAGTCTTGACCATCTTTCGCTGCGTCTCTACATCGCCTCCAATCACATCCGGAACAACTGCCCAATGAGGGTGTCCAAGGATCGGCTCTAGCCACTCATAAAAGCCATGCAAGTCAAAGTCAACCTTGCGGGTGAAGCAGCTGAAAGCGCCGTTGTCTAGCATCAGAGACTGGCCGATTTGCAAACAGGTTTTCAAGTTGTCGGGCCTGAAGTAAGAGATGCAGAAGTGCTGACCTGCCATGCTCATAAGAGCGTGTTTTGGTGTTATCGGTGTGCCGTGGTAGTGCAGCATTGCTTCTCCATAGGTTCCCCAAGGGTGGATAGCAGAGATCCTCCCGCTCCAGCTTTCGATCTGCTACCGCAATTCATCTTAATTAATCCAAAAAAGCAGTCATCAGCCCAAGTGCGCCTGACGGATTGATTCGCTTATACGAGAGGTCTTGTCCCACCATGTCCCTCACGCTTTACCAGTCGGTCAATCAACGCTGGTCGCCTTTTGCACCGGGGTGTATCGGTGTGCGGTGTTTCTTGGGTTCAGTCCATGCAGACCATCAGCTAACGCGCCCTGACGGTTGTCTTCGGAAAACAAAAAAGCCGGTTACTGCTGCCCTCGGTGGAAACCCTTAGGATTTGAACCAAGGGCGAGAGCATGAGTAACCGGCCTTCACTGTCGCTTTCCACGGCAACGGGATGCAGTTTCTAGGATTTCTTGGCGCTTGTCAAGCCCCCACGAACCACTCGGGTTTGATGACCATCAACTGATAGACCCTGCCCTTTGGCATTCTCACCCACTGGTTCACCGCTCCCCTGGTCACTCCCAGGATACGCGCCAACTCGGCCTGCGAACCCGCCAGTTTGATCGCCTCTTCTTTGGTCATCCGTACAGTGTACTCTACATTCTTTGGACAAGAATTAGGGTAAGCCCCAGTAGTTTATGGATAGCAATCTATACAATAAGCA